TGAGCTTTTTGGCGGTGTACTGCTTGCCGTTGTGGGTGACTGTCATGATGCCTCCCGGGCGCGGAGCATTGCGTCGGCAATGTAATACGCATCTTCGGCTAATTCTTTGTATTGTGGAGATTCCGGGCCGCCACCAAACGAATGCCCGTCCCATCTACGCACAATGGATGCCATAGCCTTAGCCGCGAAGTAATCTCGCATCGTCATGCCACTAAAGTTAGCTGTCTTACCAGGAGCCAACTCAATGCCGAATGTGTTCATTGTCTCGCTGGAATTGTTAACAAGTACGTATGGGAATGCTGGGCCGCCTGCCTGAATTTTCATAATCATCTCCGCGCTTAAGGCCGCGCCGCCGAACGTTAAACAAGACTTCTGCGCTAATGGGCGGTGGATGGCCGCCGGTTGTCATAAATGGGCAGACTCGAAAATCTGCCTATGTATGGCCGATAAAAAACCCGCCGGAGCGGGTCAGATGTCAGTCAGTTGGTAATCGCAAATCATTTCGCAACAGCTTTTGTCTTCTTCGTTTCGAGGTCGAAGATCCGTTTGCTGCGTCTCTTGCTTTATCTCACCCCAACAGACTTGAGAAACTTCATCAGGCCAGCCATCACCAGCATCACCACGGTAGTAGTCAATTGCTTCGTTGGCCGCCGCTTTCGCTTCGTCTGCCGTTTTATACGTTTCAAAGCCGTTATCTGGGTCAAACATGAAAAATTTGTAGATACCCATCCTCTTACCCTCTGTCGTTACCCGCTGATGCGGGAGAAATGCTTTGGTCGGTGTAGTGCCTGTCGCACAGGTAGAGCGTTTGCCGCGTGCTAATAGCAGCCTTCACCACACCCCAAAACATTCCCTGTATTGGTCAGCGCCAACCCCCTGCCAGTGTTGCCCGTTCTCACGCCGTTCTCGCTCTCGCGCGGGGATACTCTCTCACCGACCGGATCGCACCCGGTGATACAGCACGTTTCTCGTGTAAGGGTCTAAACAGGTCATTGACGCTGTAAATCTGCATGTTGTTAAAAAGCAGGCGAGTTACTATCCGCCGCTGGCTAACTTCGCTCAGCTGTCGATGTTTCGTTTCGATGGACTAACAATAGCTAAAGCGATTATTTGAGTCAATCGCCAAGACGATATTTATCATCGATAAAGCGATAATTTATTGAATGTTAAAGCGATATTTTTTTATTTTCTGAAGAAAAAAGTGATAAAGATTTGGTTTTTAGAAGGGGTGAGAAAGAGAGGATGGATCTGCGGACAATAAAAAACCCGCCGGAGCGGGTTATGCGAATCGTTTATAGTCGACTGACTGTCTGAGTAGTACCTTTGCCATGACGTAGAACGCGTCCTCGTCCTCTGGCTCAACGTACCACTTCTCGTAAATGGGGTTGTCGGATATTACTGCCAGACGGTCACGCTGCATCTGAAGTCGCTTAACATGCAGTGTTTTGCCGAAGACGAAGACATATACCCCGTCACCATCAAAATGCGTAACGCCGGTATCAACGAAGATCTGATCACCAGGCGAAATAGTCCCATCCATACTGTCGCCATTCACGGTAATGACTTTAACGTGTGTAGCTGGCCGGTTGCCAAATAAAGCGCGCGCCTGTTCAGTCGTGTATTCGATGGCACGGATAGTTTCAATGAAATCGCTGGTTACCAGTGTTCCTGGCCCAGCACTGGCTTTAACGTCGAGTACATCCACGCGATAAATCCCATTCAGTGAAGGCTTAACCTGGTATAGCGCAGTTGGCTCACGGGCGCCACCGGCAGCCATTTCCCCCTCACCAGTAGAAAGCCATTCAGGGCGAACGCCAAGCACAGAGGCAATCTCAACTGTTTTTCGAGAACCTTTAGCATTCTTGAGTAACTTATTTACGCTGGACTGAGCCATGTCGACCTCTTTAGCTAATCGACCCTGTGTATATCCAGCGCTTTCCATTGCCTGCGCTAAGCGCTCCGAGAATCCCATATTCACCTCTGTTAATGACTCCTTTAACTCTATCGCTCAAGCGATTATTTAGCAAAAAATCGCCTATGCGATTGACATTCGCTAAAGTGATAACCATAATCGCTTTAAACTGATAGCTGAGGTGATTATGAAGACCCCAACAGTAGAGAAGAACTCCGCAGTAGAGAAAGCGATCGCCATCGCTGGCAGCCAGAAAGAACTGGCAAAACGTTGCGGCAAAGCTCAGTCCACTATCTGCGACTGGCTTAACGGAAAGAAACGCATCTCCCCAGTTCACGTTCCTGAGCTGGTGAAAGCGGTTGGTGGTGAAATCCAGGCTCATGAATTCCGCCCGGATCTGCCGTCCATCTTTCCACACCCTGACAACCATGCCGCTTAACGGCGGCCCTAACCACGAAAGGGAAAGCAATGCATTCACTTGCGTATCAACAAGGTAACAAATTTTCGCCAACGGCGATGATTTACCAGAATCGCCGGGAATCTGATTCCGCGGCGTTAAACATCGATGGGATCCGGGCAGCTGTTCGCGCCTGGGCAGCTGATTGCCGCAGCCGTGAATTTGTCGCAGCGCTGATTGTGGAAGAGTGGCGGGCTACTGGCGGCACTTGTCTGGATATCCCGACTGACTCGCACCGCCAGATGCAGAAGGTTTTCCGCTGGATCGACGGCGACACCGAATACGCGGCCAACAACATTCGACAGCTGGCGCCGGCAATCATGTCCGTCCTGCCGCTGGAGTATCGCCATCGACTTCTTCCCGAGGACAGTTTCATGTCCCGCTTAGCTCGACTTGAGAAGGAAACGAGCGAGGCGAAAGTGGCCGTTGCGATGAACGCCCCGCGTCACCAGAAGCTCAAGGAACTCAGTGAGGGGATTGTAGAGATGTTCCGTGTCGACCCGGACCTGACCGCTCCGCTGATGGCCATGGTCACTTCGATGCTGGGGGTTATGTGAGAACTACAGAAATGGCGAAAGCCGGTCTGCGCGAACAGAACCGACTTTCTGGTGCAAAAACGAGAGTAGTTGCAGGAGGAATAATGGCAAAAAATCCACGCTATTACCATACCGCTGTACATAAAAACATAACCCGCGACCGCTTCATCCGCTCGGTTAATCCGATTGTGGCAGAGAAGATGCGCGCCATCCTGGAAGAGCTGAAACGTAAGGAGAGTGGCCGTGGGTAACGTATCCAATTTAGCCGAAGCCAGAGAGGCCAGAAGGCTCCAGAAACCGCGTACGTATGGCGGTAAGGGGTTTGCCTTGCTGCACCGTAAAATTATGGATGTGCCGTTCTACAAGGACGCTGAGGCGGCTCATTTATGGGTTCACCTGCTCCTGCGTGCTAATCACGAACAGACACTGGTATCTACTGATGTTGGCGATGTGATCTGCGAGCGCGGAGAGTTCATTACCGGTCGAAACACACTGGCAATGGAAACGGGTTTGACCGCTGATCGCGTTAAATCACTTCTCCGTAAATTCCAGAATCTGGGCATGATCACCACCAAATCGAACAACCGTTTTACTGTTCTAAAAGTGGTCAAATATGACGAATATCAGTCAAATTTTTGTCCAGCCGATGTCCAGCCGGTGTCCAGCGAAAACGCAGTTATATCAATGCCTGCGGAGGTGGAGTGTCCAGCCGATGTCCAGCCAGTGTCCACAGATAACAATATATTAAATAACTCTCTTACTAACGTAAGAGAGTCTGCATCAGCAGCAGAAAAACCAGAGCAGAAAAAACCGTCTCTCAGCTGTGAGCAGGTAGTCGAGGTTTACCATCGCGTACTGCCTGAAGCGCAGAGCATCAGGATACTAACTGACAAGCGCCGTGCTCTGATCCGCACCTTCTGGCAGAAGGCCGGGAAAGTAACTCAGCAATTGGATGGCCATAAATTCACCTTAAGTGACTGGGAATCCTATCTGAGCTACATCGCCACCAACTGCCGCTGGATGCTGGAGAACCGTCCAGACCAGCGCACCGGTCGCACATGGCGGCGCAAGGCTCTCGAATACTTCCTGAACGTCGATGTGTATGCGAAGACGCGCGAGGGGGCCTGTGATGACCTCTGATTTCCTGACCGTTCCTCACAGCCTCGAAGCAGAGCAGAGCGTATTGGGTGGCATCATGCTGGATACCGGAAGTGACCGCTGCCAGAAAGCTATGGCAATGCTGAAGCCGGAGTCGTTCTATCTGCGATCTCACCAGGTAATTTTCGCTGAGATGCGCGAGCTCGTTGCTAATCAGCAACCGGTTGACCTGATCACTCTGACTGAATCACTGGAAGCCAAAGACCTGGCCGAGACAGCTGGCGGTTTTGCCTACATGGCCGAGCTCTCGAAGAACACTCCGAGCGCAGCGAATATCGTTCACTACGCCATGGTGGTTCGCGAGAAGGCCATGGAGCGCTATGGCATCGACATGACCACCAAGGCAACCGAACTGCTGTATGCGCGCAACGGGATGTCTACCGCTGACAAGTTCGAAGCCATTCAGAGCCTGTTCACGGAGATCAGCGATTACGCGCGAACCGGCAAAAAGACAGGTCTCCGTTCATTCCATGACGCGGTAGCTGACTGGACTGAAGAATTCGACGAACGCTGCAAGCCGAACGGTCGTAGTCGTGGGCTGTCTTCCGGGCTGCCATCCCTTGACGATTTGCTGGGCGTGAAGCGCATCGTGCGAGGAAGTCTTTTCGTCATCGGCGCGCGTCCAAAGATGGGGAAAACCACGCTGTACACGCAGATGGCCGTTAACTGCGCCACCGTGGAGAACGAGCCTGCATTGATGTTTTCGCTGGAAATGCCAGAAGGGCAGATGGTCGAGAAGATCACAGCCCAGCAGAGCCGCCTGACGCCAAACCTGTTCTACCCGGACATGACCAAAGAAGATTTCGGTTACCGAGGCGACTGGGACGCTGATCTGCAAAAAGCGACAGGGGTAATGAGTGCTCTGATTGATACCAATAACCTGATGATCGACGACACACCAGGCATAGGGCTGTCTCACATCGTTGCTGAAGCTCGCCGGATTAAGCGCGAACGCGGAAAGGTTGGCATGGTGCTGGTCGACTACCTGACACTGATGACCGCCGATAAAGCTGAGCGTAACGACCTGGCCTACGGGCTGATAACCAAGGGCCTGAAGATGCTCGCCAAAGAGCTGGACTGCGTTGTCGTGCTGCTGACCCAGCTTAACCGCGATCTGGAGAAGCGCACCAACAAACGCCCGCTGCCGAGCGATTCCCGCGATACCGGGCAGATCGAACAGGACTGCGATTACTGGCTGGCCATCTACCGAGAAGGCGCCTACGACGAAACCGCAAACCAGAGCGAAACAGAGCTACTGCTGCGCCTTAACCGTCATGGAGAAACAGGTGTCGTTTACTGCCAGCAGCGCCACGGCGCGATTTATGACTGCGACCAGGAAACTGCCAGTCAGCGTCGTCGCGAGAAAGAAGCGAAACCTGCACAGCGAGGTGGATTCTGATGACCATAACAATTCGTGGGCAGATTCTTGCAGCCCTGCGTAATAACCCGGGCCTGAATAGTGCTCGCATTGCCACCATGATCGGCATGACCACCAAAAAGATTTCCGGCCCGTTAAGCACGTTGTTTGCAGACGGCCTGATCGAGTTCGAAGGCAAGCACGGCCAGCGGCTGTATCGGCTGACCAGCTACGGCATGAAATACGCACCGGAAACCATACCGGCCATGCCGAAGGGTAATTCGAAGCTGGTGAAGCGTACAGAGACGAACGTGATCTGCCAGGAGTGTCTTAACAGTCCGGCGTTGAAGCGAGTATTGATGGTTTGGGGGAGGGTAGGGGTATGAGAATTAAAAATTTGGTCGAAATGATAAAGCACAATGGTCTTCTGGCTTCAATGGCTCAGCTTGAAAAGCTCTATCAGGTTGCGATCGAGAACGAGCAGAAGCTTTCCGAATTTGAAGCCAGATGCGCGGCGCTGGCTGCGGAGAATGCGAGGCTGAAGTCAGCGATTGAAAAGCATGCTGACAGTTACATCATGTGCGGATATTGCCGAACTGAGCGCGATGGCAAGAACGACGATGTTTGTGAATTACTTGATTCAACCCCAGCTACCGACGCTTTCCTGGCTGAAGTGCGGGCGCAGGGTGTTGAGATGTTTGCTGCACATAAGCGAGAGCGACAACAGGCTCTGCGTAGCCGAAGCATGAGGATGTCTGAAGAGGCTGCTGGCATGGCCGCTGATGCTGAGAACTTCGCCGACGAGCTTCGCAAAGGAGTGCAGTCATGACTCGCATCCGTAACTTTGGCTGGAATCGACTCAAACTGGCAACTCTGTCTTACGACGAGATAAGCACCCTCGAAGAGCAGGTTAAGCAGGAGCACGCCTGCAAAGATGGCATCCACATGTACGACAAAGCAGGCCGAGACAAGCTCGATGCTCTGAGTTGGGCCGTATACAACAAACAGAAGCGGGAGGCCGCGCAATGAGCAACATCGACAAACTTATGGAAAAGCTGAAATCGGCTGCGCTAAAGCTTAACTGCGAGCAATGGCAAACACGCAATGGCTTTAGCGGCGTTGAGGTGGTTGTTAAAGGCAGTGTGGCAAAGGGGCATGGTTGTGTGAGTTATCAGCCGGTCGCTTCTGAACTGGTTGATACCAAAACGGCAAAGGCAATCGCTTTATTTTGTCCAGCCAACATTTTGGCGCTGCTGAATGAGCTGGAAGCCAAGGAAAAGAGGATTGCTGAGCTGGAAGGCGAAAATGCATACATCAGAAACCGCCACAAAGAACTGGACCTGTTAATCGGTAAAAACATTCTGGTAATGCAAGCCGCAATCATCGAATGGCAAGGAACTGGCGACGCCAAAAAGGGCCTGGCTTGGATTTATAACACGCTGTTTGGTCCTGGCGAACTGCCGGACGAATCGGAGAAAGACGCCCAGGCTTATTTTGACCGTAAATATGCTCCTCTAGACGAAGAACTCATGAATCTTCATCGGTGGTTCTGGGAGCAGAGCGAAGCTGAGCGCGCCGCCGCAGCAGGAAAAGGAGCAGCATCATGAAAACTTTCACCATTGTCTGGCTCAACAAATGCCGTTGCGGCAACAAATCACACACTGTTAAAACCGCTCGCGGAAACGAAAGTGCCTTGTGGGATGAAGATGCCGTTAAGTGCAACTCCTGTGGTCGTGGCGGTGTCATTCAGGTCTGCGAAGGTCAAGCGCGCGTTTTATGGGAAACCGATGAAGAGATGGCTGAAGGAAAGCCGATGAGCACACTTACCAAAGAATGGCTGCTCAAGACCATCGCGGAGCTTGAAGAAGAGCGCGATGCTGTGCCCGGCGCAGTAAACGAAGATGCAGCCATGGCGCTGGCGGCGATGAAGCTGGCGCTGGCATCGCTCGAGGCGGAGCCGGTGGCATTACGTGACGAGCGTTCAGGTAGTGGAGGTATCAGCAAGAAGCCTGGCTTTAATGACCTACCGCATGGCACACCGTTATACGCCGCACCGCCAGCGCCGGTAGTGCCGGATGAACGCGAGGCATTCAATGCATGGAACAACGATACAGATTGCCCTCTTGCTGGTCGCGATGCGAAAACGGCCGCCTGGCTGGCATGGTGTCGCCGCGCCGCCATGCTTCAGGGTGCCGAACCTGTAAGTAATCGTGATGAGTTGCCAGATGGTTGGGTGGCTTGCAGTGAGCGGATGCCGAATATCGGTGTGCCAGTTATCACATGCTGTGGCGACGTGGTTCAGTATGCTGCTTATGCGTGGGATGGAAAGGAGTGGCAAGACTGGTACGAGGAATACGATAAGCTGCCAGCCAACACCTTTACCCACTGGCACTCTAGGCCAGCAGCACCGCAGCAGGAGGTGAAGTGATGCAGAACCCATTCGACGAGATAATTTAAATTTAGTATTTTTATTTTCATTGTTAGTCAAAAAAAGCTGAGCTCCGCCATAAAAACGTGGCTCAGCTTCTGAGCGCACAGATATGATATTCGAATATATAAAACAACATTCAGAGGTAATCATTTCCGGATTTTCAGTCGCCGCGGCCGTCGCCTCTGCCTGGGCTGCTATTGCTAGCAGGCAGACGGCAGCAAAAGCACTAAAAATCCAAAGCAGAATGAGCCTGTATGAGCTTCTAAAATCCATAGCCGAAAAAGCTAACTCTCACTCAAAGGGGAAAAAAGGTGCCGAGTGGAATTTTTATGACGCAGCTAACATAGTGAGATGCCTTAGCATGGCAATGGAGAACATAAAAAATCACACTGAAACTAATGACGGTCTTGATATCAGGGAGTTAAAACAATTCTTCATAAGTCAACTGAACATGGAGCTTTTTGAAGAGTTAAACTATCAAGTTGGGCCAGACGCCCTGTTTGCGACAAGGGAAGTAACCAGTATGACTAACGAACTATATTTATCTTGGATAAAGATTATTTCATTTTTTAACTTCCTCGTTGTTACAAATGAAGATCTTGATAACTAAAACAAGCATTATTGATTTTTCATAATCAACCAGTCATAATTTAACCGCCGTCGGAGTTGAACGCCCGACGGTGACTTCTGCGCATTTAAGGGGACTTAAATGCGACCACAATCTGAACTCCTCACCTTGTCACAGATGCAGAAATGCACCTGCGATTTCCTGCATTCTGCGTTACCTCTCGGAGGTGGCGTATGAAGCAGCACTACTGCATCGTTAACGAAACCGTTAAAGACAATCTCATCGCGTACATTCGCTCCCTGCCGGTAAACCCTCGCGCGCCGATGGTGGTCGAGGCCCGGGAAGAGACGCGCACCGACAAGCAAAACCGTCTTATGTGGCCGCTACTGAAAGACCTGTCTGACCAGGTTGTCTGGCACGGCGAAAAGCTTACCCGAGAAGAGTGGAAGGACCTCATCACCGTTCTGGTAAACCAGACTCAGGACCAGGAACAAAAATCCGCGCCGGGCATCAACGGCGGCCGCGTTTATTTCGGCGTCCGCACATCCAAATCCAGCAAGCGCTACATGGTCGACGTCATTGAGGCGATTTACTGGTTCGGTACCGACCGCGGCGTGAAGTTCTCCGAAGCATCCAGCAAGCGCATCGCCTGGGCACAAGAATGGAGGGCTTCCCGTGGGTAATCCTCTCGCACGCGTCATCACAAATCACATCTTCAACGTTCCGGCGCGCCGCAAGCGTAAGTCCGCGGTTAAGCCGTCAGACATCCCGACCCTGAAAGGCTACACCGCCCGCCTGGTGGATCAGAAATGGCTGCGCCTCGCGGCACGGAGGGCGCATGGCTAAGTTACCGCGTCGCAAGTGCGCCCATAAAGCTTGTCGCCAGTGGTTCCACCCGGTACGCGACGGGCAGGTAGTTTGCAGCTTCGAATGCGCCAGCGCGATCGGCAAAGAACAGACCGCAAAAGCCCGCGAAGCCGCTAAACAGAAGGAAGCGCAGCGCCAGCGCACCGAAGAGAAGGCAGGCCGCCAGCGCCGTAAAGCGCGATTGGCAGAGCTCAGACCTAACGGTTACTACAAGGCGCAGGCTCAGCAGGCATTCAACGCCTACATCCGTGCGCGTGATGCTGATTTGCCATGCATCAGCTGCGGCGAGACCAATCCGCCTGATCTGCATGGCGGTCAGTGGGACTGCGGCCACTTCAAGACTGTAGGCGCTAACCCTGAACTGCGCTTTGAAGAGCGCAACGCCCATAAGCAGTGCAAATCGTGTAATGCTGGGGCCGGCAAGTACACCGCCAAAGAGGCGACCGTAGCGCAGCAATACGAAGCTGGCCTGGTCGCTCGTTACGGGCAGGAATATGTCGACTGGCTCAACGGCCCCCATGAAATGACCAAATACCGCCGTGAAGACTTCATCCGGATCCGCGACGAGTACCGCGCCAAGCTCAAAGCACTGAAACAGCGGGAGGCCGCATGAAACTTGAGTCTTTATTTCTGCTGGCCTTTTACCTCATTCCGCTGATCGCGATGGGCATTATCAGTCATATCAATTACAAAAAATGTCGCATTCAGTTCTCAGCAATCAGCAAAGGCATTCGGTTTCAAAGAAAGTACCAAATGCTGAAAAGCCTTCACCCAGACCGGGAGGACTTATGAATTTTTCAGAACTTCTCCGGTATCAGGCAGAAAGCGTTAAGCGCGCCAGCATGCCGCCAGTAGCAAAGCATAGCCAGAACAAAACCAACCAGCCACAGAAGGAAGCCGCATGAACAGTCAGCAACTGGAATACGTACGTCAGCAGCTCATTGTGGCGACCGCAGATCTGAGCGGGGCGACGAAAGGGCAGCTGGTAGCTTTCGCCGAAAATGCGCAATTCACCGCGACGGCACGCAGCCGGGGACGTAAGAAAATCACTGACCCGGTCACCGGTCGGAAAGTTAACCCGGACGGCCCGGCGATGAGCGGCAGCCAGTCCCGCGCCAAAGGCTCATCCATCGCGCTGGTGGGTCCGGTTGAGTTCGTTACGGCATCCTGGCGCCGTGCTGTCCTGTCTCTGGAAGAACATCAGAAAGCGTGGCTACTGTGGAACTACAGCGAGAATATCCGTTTCGAGTACCAGGTGGCGATTACCCAATGGGCATGGGCAGAGTTCCGGGAACAGATTGGCACGAAGAAGGTGGCTGGCAAGACGATGGAGCGCCTGAAGAAGCTTATCTGGCTAGCAGCACAGGACGTTAAGGCTGAGCTGGCTGGCCGTGAGACGTACGAATACCAGGCGCTCGCAGAACTGGCGGGCGTAGCGAAATCGACCTGGACGGAAACGTATCTGCCTCACTGGCTGGCAATGCGTAACAGCTTTAAGCGACTCGATAGCGGTGCGCTTATCTCAGTAACGCGATCACGTTCACAACAAAAGGCGACAAATTTAGATGTAAGTCTTGCAAAACCGAACTGAAACGCATATATTTCATGTAAATCTGATATCGTCGCCATAGCTTCATAGGTCGACATAGAATTAAGAGCCCGAGGTTAACGCCTTGGGCTTTTTTATTCCCAAATTTCACAAGCGCACCGCAATGCGCATTCAACTACGTCGAACCAAACCCTTTGAAATGAGCCTTTGAGGAAGTCAGTTAGTGCTGGCGAGCCTCGACGGGCTGATTTCCATTGCGGCAAAGGTTCATTTCAAAGCAAGGAAAACGCATGAGCGCAAAAACAATCCCTTTACCAATCGCAAAGGCTAGACAGTTTTTGGAAGTTGATGGCAGTAGTGAAAGTGGGTTGAGGTGGAAGGTTGATGCTAGCACCAGAGCAAAAAAAGGCGCTAGGGCCGGGAGTCTTGATAACCACGGTTACTACTACGTCAAAATAGACGGCGTGAAATATAAAGCGCATCGACTTGTCTGGGCCATAGCAAATGGTGAAATACCAGATGGCATGACAATTGATCACATTGATAGAAATACTAAAAACAATTCCTTAGAAAACCTGAGGATTGCAGATTATAAGCTCCAGGCTGAAAATCGTAGCCGTGACTACCTTAAATTACGCACGAATTGCGGCTCCCTAACTGTCAGGAAATCTGGGCGAATTGACGCCTCAATCTGTATAAACTCCAAGAGATTTTATAAAAGCGGGCGAGATAAAGCTGAGCTTATTAAATGGATGGAGGAAGTGCAGAGTAACAAGATGGCTCATCAACTTGACTAATTTCGCCGGTCTAGTTCAGTGGCAGAACGGCAGCCTTGTAAGCTGCGCGTCAGAGGTTCGATTCCTTTGCCCGGCACCAGAACCCACTACCTGGGACCCTTCGGCCAGAGAGCCGACATTGCCTTACCCTCACATTGCCAGCCTGTCGCTGGCTTTTTTATTTTCAGGCTCCGGGAACCATCATCGACACGCCTACTTGTTAAATCGTCCCGAGGGCCTGACCTAATCAACCAGCACCAAGCAGGTGCGAACATGAAGAAAACCACTATGCAAGACAGACCAGATACCTGGGCGGTGATGCTTGCGTGGCTTGTAAACCACAAAAACGAAGCTGGCTATTCGGTACTGGCTTTTGTCATGTCGATACTCGCTACCTCGCGCGGCGCGAAATCAAAGTGGAAAGACCGGATCGCCGGCGCAACGATGTGCGGGATCCTTTGCTTCTTCGCTCAGCCGACACTCACGGCTATATGGGCAATCTTCAACTGGAATTTCCCCCCTGAGCTTTGCTGGCCGATCTCGGCTGGCGTCGGTTATGTGGGGGTGGATTCTCTTTTCGCCTATGCGCGCCGTCGTCTTGGCCTGAATGAACCGGGAGACAAAGCAAATGCTGACCCTCAGTAAATTCCAGCAAGCAACGGGCACCAGTGCGGCACTGGCCGGGAAGTGGTTTCCTGTCGTGCTGGCAGCAATGCAGAAATACGACATAAGCACACCGTTAAGGCAGGCGCACTTCCTCGCGCAGGTGGGGCATGAATCATCTGGCTTCGTGCATGTGGAAGAGAGCCTGAATTACCGCTACGGCGCATTGCTGGCAATGTTCGGTAATCGAATCAGCCAGGAAGATGCTTTCAGATATGGTCGTGTTGATTCCGGCCAGAATGCTCATCCGGCCGACCAGAAAATGATTGGCAGCATCATCTACGCCAACCGGAACGGGAACGGCGATCGCAACAGTGGTGATGGATATCGTTACCGCGGGCGCGGCCTGATTCAGGTGACGGGGAAAGCGAATTACGCCGCGCTGGTGAAGCAGCTTGGCGTTGATATCGTGAAGAGCCCGGAACTACTCACTCAGCCTCAATATGCTGCTGAATCCGCAGCCGCCTGGTGGAGCAATCACGGACTTAACGCTATCGCTGACTCAGATGATGTTAGCCGCATCACCAGAATCATCAACGGTGGTACCAACGGACTGGAGGACAGGAAAGCCCGCTTGACTAAAGCTAAGGGGGTTTTATGTTCGGGTTAATCAGTTTATTCCTCATTTTCAAAAATAATGCGCACATTCTTATTCCTTGCGCGTTCATCATCCTTGTCGCTATCTGCCTGTGGGGGCTAAATGCCCGCAATCATCAGTTAACGGCGACGAACGACAGGCTGACACAGCTTAACGACAGCAAGGATGTGCAGATCAACGACCTGAGGGCTAAAAATGACGATCTGGCGGGGAGCGTTAAAGAACTTGCTGGCGCCGTTAACAGGCAAAACGTGGTCATGTCTGAAGTCGCAGAACAACGGGCTGAGTCGGCCAAGCAGAACCGAATGCTCCAGAGCGAGATTAAGCGCTACCTGGCGGCAGATAAGTGCGCTGCTGCTCCTGTTCCTGATGCCGCTGTTGAGCGGTTGCGCGCAGCAGCAGAAGCCGCCCGTGGAATACCGAATAATAAAGCAGCCGGCCCTGAACCTTCCGGCGGAGCTGACGTCGCGCCTTGATGTGCCGGATCTGCCAGACAATCCCTCATACGGTGACAGTGTTTCGATGAACGCGACGCTTTACGGTATCGTCGGGCAGTGCAACATCGACCGGGCAGCAATTCGCAAAATTGAGAAAGGGCGAAATGATGAAAACCAACCAGTGCAGTGAAGGTTTCGACAACCCATCCAGGTTCCGTGAGGAATGGGATAAGCAGACCCAGGGGAAATAGAGCCTCATCCCTGAGGTTCTGACACAGTCTCTCCTCTGGACTTTAACCGTAGCAAATTCTCACAGCCTCGCATCCGCGGGGCTTTTTTATGTGCATCTCACGCGCATCTAAACGAGAGCCTTTCAGTAAGCGAGCCTGAGAAAAGCCGTTATAGGTGGCGACCTCTCTCGGGCGGCTTTTCTGTGAGACAGGCTCACTTTCTAAAAGGTAAAGACGTTATGAATAATACATCAGTTATTCCGGCCTTCGACTTCCGAGAAATGGTGCAAGCCAAAAACAGAGGGGTCGTTACCACATCCCGAAAAGTTGCTATGTACTTCGGAAAGCGACACGGTGATGTGCTCAGGAAAATCGAGCAGGTTAAGGCCGATTGCTCAAGTGAGTTTAGCCAACGCAATTTTGCGTCGGCTGATTATATCGATGAGCAGGGTAAGGTTCGCCCGATGTATAGCCTGACGAAAGATGGCTGGATCATGGTTGTTATGGGATTCACCGGGAAAGGTGCTGCGGCTATCAAAGAAAGCTACATTTCAGCTTTCAACTGGATGTCTGAGCAACTTAGTCGCCGTCTTGCCATGGGCGAAGAAATGCAACACCGCTACGCCATCAAAGAAACTCGCTCAAAGTTGAAGGGAGCGATCGGCAGCCGGTTGATGAACGAACGGAAGAAGGAAAAGCGCGTGCTGAGACTCGAACATGAGCACATCATGCAGGTAACGCAGCCTGAATTGCTGATCGGATAAGCCATTACAAAGCTCATCTGCTGGTGGGCTTGATAATGGAAAAACAGTGATGCCTATAAGTTTTGGTATTTAGAAAAAACCTCAGATAAGTGCTAAAAATTTTCCCAGTAAACAATGATGAGATGAAGAATGAAAATCCTGGGATTTGATGAGCACAGAACAAAACGTGGGAGTGGTGCATTAAAGTTCTTTGAGCTGGAGCGTGTACCAAGCAGTGACTGGGTAAAGATATTCGAAAGCCTGTTCACAAAAAGTGGTGATGAGGCGTGGGTTGAGGGGTATTGCATAGTAACGAACTGCCCAAGCAGTGACATAGCTGAAAGGCTAGTGCAGATACAATCAAAGTGTGAAGAAGCAAACACAATATTCAGAACTAAGAACTCAACTCTTTGAACAGTAATCGCCGCCTCCGGGCGGTTTTTTGTTGCCATTACCATGGGCAGGCTCATCGTAATGGCGATATCCCCTACAGAGGATAAATCACCTGCTATCCCCTTGAAAGGATAAAGAGGCGTTCATGACCGACATCTACCAAATCACGCTAACCACCCAAACAGGCGAAACCTTCACGGGCAAGATGTCACGACGTCAGCCTGAGCTGGTTAACGGCTTTGTGCCGCTGGCGACCGAGACGGGCGAGTGGTTGTACTTTGCTCCAGCGGATGTGAAACGCGTGCAGTTCACGCCAGTACCTGGAGAGCAGACAGAGCAAACAACGGAGTAACGAATGAGCAAACCGGACTGGGAGGCCATCGAGACGGCGTACCGGGCCGGAGTGATGTCCCTCCGAGAAATAGCATCACAACACGGTATCAGTGAAGGCGCTATCCGCAAGCGCGCCAAGCGTGACGACTGGTCGCGTGACCTCAATGCGAAGATTCAGCAAAAGGCTGACGATCTGGTACGCAAACAGGAGGTACGCAAGCAGGTACGCAACGAAAGCACTTTGACCGAGCGCGTACTGATAGAGGCGACTGCCGAGGTAATTGCCACGGTACGCATGGAGCACCGGGGAGACATCCGCCGGGCTCGTGAGCTGACCAACACGCTATTCGATGAACTTGGTGCGCAGTGCGCAGATGTAAGCGCGCTCGAGCGGTTGGGCGACATCATGTTTGACCCCGACGATAAAGGGCGGGACCGGCTCAATGAAATTTATCAGAAAGTGATCAGCCTGCCTTCCCGCGTTAAATCCATGAAAGACCTAAGCGACAGCCTGAAGACGCTTATCGGCCTCGAGCGTGAGGCGTACAGCATCGAGAGCAAGGCTGAAACGAAAGAGGTCACGCATAACGTCATGCTGGTACCAAGTAGTGACAACGTGGACGACTGGGAAGCGGCAGCGCAAAAACAACAGGGCGGGGTTCTCGGTGGATGAATTACAAAGCTGTATGGAAGCCACTGCCTGGGTCGCAGTCTCTGGCGCTGAGTTGCCCGTGTAATGAGATCCTGTTCGAAGGCACTCGCGGTCCTGGAAAAACCGCTGCGCAGTTAGCCAGGTTCCGGCGTAATGTCGGAGTGGGCTATGGCTCGTTCTGGCGCGGCGTCATTTTCGACACCGAATATAAGAACCTTGCCGACATCATCACTCAGTCGAAGCGTATGTTTCGCCTGTTCAACGACGGTGCGCGCTATCTGTCATCTGCGAGCGAATTGCGATGGGTATGGCCTACTGGCGAAGAGCTGCTCTTCCGCTTCGGCAAAGAGGCGGACGACTACTGGGATTTCCACGGGCAGGAATTCCCGTTCATTGGCTTTAACGAGCTGACGAAACAGCAGTCTCCAGAGTTCTACGAAATGATGTTCTCCTGCCGGCGCTCATCGTTCAGGCCGGAAAACTACCCGCTGGAGAATGGCAAGTTACTGAGGCCGATCCCGCTGGAAACGTTCAGCACTACCAACCCGTTTGGCATCGGGCATACCTGGGTGAAGAAGCGCTTCATTGAGCCAGCGCCGCGCGGAACCGTGCAGCGTGACAGCCAAATGGTATTCAACCCCCAGACTGAGCGAGAAGAGGAAATCACGCTGACCCGCGTGGCCATCCACGGATCGTTCAAAGAGAACCCTTACCTCGACCCGCAGTACATTGCGACCCTGATGGCTATTAAAGACCCTAACCGACGCAAAGCGTGGGTAGAGGGCTCCTGGGATGTGACCAGTGGCGGGCGATTCGACCACCTGTGGAATGAATCGCTGCACGTCATTAAGTCATTCCGCATACCGGATAGTTGGACAGTTGACCGCTCCCATGACTGGGGTGAGTCGAAGCCGTTCTCAAATCTGTGGTGGGCTCAGGCTGATGGCACTGCCGCCGAACTGCCTGATGGTCGGCAGTTCTGCCCGCCGGCAGGGACGTTAATCCTGATCGGAGAATGGTATGGCTGCCCGCCTGATGAGCTGAACAAAGGCCTGAATATGTCATCCACCAACGTCGCGAAAGGCGTGGCGTGGATTGACAAGCGGCTGGTGGGCGAAGACGTCGACGAGCCGGAAGAGATTCAAATAGACGGTGTTACGCAGGGCCAGTTGAACATTGTTCCGGGAATATGCTCGGAAGTTATCCCTGGACCGGCTGATAGCGCCATTTTCAATACCGGTGACGATGAGTTGTCGATCGGCCAGAAAATGGAAAGTCAGGATGTCGAATGGCTTGAAGCCAATAAGAAGCCTGGCTCGCGAGTAAACGGGGCCTCGGTATTCGCTGACATGCTTGAGGCTGTAGTTGAAGGTAAGAAGCTGGAATCTGGCATACCTGAGAAGCCTGCCTTTTACGTGTTTGAGCATTGCCGAGGATGGATTAGCCGCATACCCGTGCTGGTTCGCGACAGCAAAAACCCAGATGACGTAGATACCCAGCAGGAAGACCACGACTGGGATGCTACTCGTTACCGAGTATTGCATTCACCACAGAAAATCACCGGCATGTTGGTGCGCTCGCGCTGACGGAGGAAACCGTGAACGAAAGCGAAATGAACAAACAATTTGCCGCAAATGCCAGCCTCGATCATGACCGTATGCGCTACGTTAACGCTCTGTTCAATGGCACCAGTAATACGAAACGACAGCGACTTTACCAGGAGTTTGGCTATCCACTGAACCTGACGTTCGACGACTTTTTCCGGGCCTACAGCCGTAATGCAATTGCCAATGCTGCGGTCAACCGCATGGTTGATGGTTGCTGGGAGGACTTTCCGGATGTCTACGAAGGTGACCAGACGAAGGATGCCACCAGGCAAACGGAATGGGATAAGTGTGTAAACAAACTGCTCAAGCGTTGCTGGAAACAAATTAAAGGCGCTGACAAGCGCAACCTCGTGGGGCGCTACTCTGCGCTGCTGATCCAGATTAAGGATAACCGGACCTGGGATAAGCCAGTTGATAAAGTCATTACTGCAAGGCAGAAGGAAAAGGCGTTAGTTAAGTTGATCCCGGTGTGGGAGGCTCAGATTGAGCCTGTCACTTACAACGAAGATCAGAGCAGCGAGAAGTATGGTGACGTCACCATGTACTCGTTTACTGAGATACCGGTACAACAGCAAGCAGGCGGGCAGCCCGGGCGCATCATCAACGTCCACCCTGATCGCGTCATAATCCTTGCTGAAGGATCTGACGATGGCCGCCTCTACTCTGGAGAATCGCTGCTCGCGCCTGGTTTCCATAAAATTATGGATAGCGAGAAAGTTTCCGGCGGTGCAGCTGAGGGTTTCTTCAAAAACGCCAGCCGTCAGCTCAACTTCAACTTCAGCGCCAAAACAAACTTCTCAGCACTGGCTAAGGCTCTTGGTGTTTCAGAATCTCAGCTATCCGAAGCCCTTGATGGGCAGGTGCGACGCCTTAACGATAGCTCTGATAGCGCTGTGATGATGCAGGAGGGCGATGTTAGTGTGTTATCGGTTGCAGCGGCGGACCCAGAACCAACGTGGCGAACCATTCTGAATGAGTTTTGCGCCACCGTGCCGATCCCTGTCAAAGTACTGGTCGGCATGCAGACGGGCGAGCGGGCCAGTACCGAGGATGCGAAAGACTGGGCCAAAACCAGAATGAGCCGGCGAACCGGCTTCCTGACAGACCTGATAACGGACATCGTTACTCGATTCTGGGAGTTTGGCTTTATCCCTCCAGCGACAGGTGAGGAAATTACCGTCGGATGGTCTGATCTGCTGGCGCCGAGCCAGGCAGAGAAGATTGCCAACATGGACAAGCTGGCGGACGTGGCCGTGAAGTCGACGAACGCGTTTGGCCGCTCAGCCATCACCGAAAATGAGATACGCGCGGAGGGCGAACTGCAAGCCATGCCTGAACTTGATGACGAGGTGCCGCCAGATGGCAATAAGCCAAAGCCTGACCCACTGGCCGACCCAGAATCAGAAGCCGAAGAGTCCGGTTATACCACGGTCGAAGGTTGACCCCACGATGTCGCGTAAGCCAGTCAGCAGGATGGAGCGCGACATTGAGGAACGGTATTACGCGATAAAGGTGGCGCTGAAAGCTCTTTTCGACCAGCGCCTGACCGGGCGAGAGCGAGAGGTTAACAGCCATAACTGGCACTTCCTCTGCCACGACCATGGCGAGGACATGCGTCTCTACCAGGTAAACGCCGGTAAGTTCATTTACGACATGTCGGCGCAGGAACTGGCGGACCTGCTGGAAGCGGTGCAGTCGATTCTGGATGATTACCTGCTTGATGGTGGCGAGCAAAACCTCTGGGCGATGGATTATGTCGTTGCAGAAGCGCAGCGCGGCACGCTGGAGGCATTCAATAACCTCTCGCAGCAGTCGCAGGTATACACCAGCCAGACGACGCTCCAGCAGCTTTTAAGCAGCCCCGGTTACCTTAACCAGATATCGGTGGCCAGGCTGACAACGTTCAGTGACTGGAAGGTCATCAGCGACACCGCCCGCGGCGACCTGACTAACATCATCACCGATGCGGTAGCGCGCGGCGTGAATCCTCGCGAGACGGCCAGCGTCATCAGTAAGCGCCTTGATGTGTCCATGTCGAAGGCGAAGAACATCGCTCAGACCGAGCAGGTCGGCGCGCTGCGTGAAGCTCAATGGAATGAGACGGACTGGGCTTCCGAGAGGCTCGGGCTGAATACTGGTCTTCTCCATCTTTCTGCGCTGAAGCCTACCACCAGGACAACGCACGCATTCTGGCATGGAAAGGTCAGAACCGTGCAAGAGGTGCGCGACTGGTATGCAGTAGATGGTAACAAATACCATTGCTATTGCAGCCAGATTCCGGTGCTGCTCAACGACGACGGCAGCATCTTCAATGAAGGGCTGGCGGATAAGCTGGCGAGGGAAAGAAAGTCTTGGATCGACAAGTAAATGGGAATAATCTTTAACCTCTTATGATATGGAGGTTTTATGATTGACCAAAATACAGTTGTTCACGTAGGCAATGGTAAGCAACAATCCATAAATCTTGAAAGACTTTCTCTCTTTGAGTACGTGGCTGAAGTTGGCAACGGACAAATTAAGCTGGTATTTACTCGTAAAGAGGCTGAATTTGATAGGGAGCAAATTAGTCGCCTAATAAGCCTCAGTAAGGAAAAGCTGAAATTTACTCTCATCAGCAATAAATCTGAGCACTCCTATGATGCCACTCTTCAAGAAGTGACCTTAAATTCAAACGAGTTTTTTGAAAGTCTTACACTCAAAGCTCTTGTAGTTTAAATCCATCAATTGTTAAAAGGTCGCCCCGGCGGCCTTTTTTTACTGCCTGAATTCCACTAATGAGGACCCAGCATGAAACGCAACCGCGTTAACGTGCTGACCGTCGTCAACTCCGCTTCAAACATCACAACTGAAACCATCGACGGCAAGCCACATATCGTGGTTCGCGGCATCACGCCTGTCGTGGACGATATTGTGATGAACCGGAAGTTGTACCCGGCAGCAGAAATCGAAA